TTAGGTTGGTCTTCGAAGAATATCTGAATGACCGTTTTACCTTCGTTATACGCAGTGTTGGCGAGTTTTGTTATCATGGTGGTCTTTCCAACGCCTAAAGCAGCGAGGATAATACCCAATTCACCTTTGGCTAACCCACCATTTAGATATTCGTCCAATAGGTGAATACCAGTAGGTATAGGTTGTCTGAAATCATCAGCAAGAACGGATTCAATGTCATCAAATACTGACGTATCATCCTCCGTATCTTGACCTACTTCAAGTGCTTGTCTGATTATATCGGATGCCTTATCGTAGTCATCCACATATCCTCTGTCCAAAATAGTCTGAATCTCAGCAATAGCTTTCGCCAGTTCCTGTTGTTTACAGAATTTCAGTGCTAGGTCTTTAATATAATCAGGGTCATTAGCATCAGCATCAGCAACCTTGCTCAATGTATCCAATTTAATCTCTAAGGCAAACTTATTTATATCACCTTTGAATTTTTCATGGATACGTATCTTTAGGCTTCCAATATCTGGAACCGAATTAATGGTATCGTATGAGTTCTTAATCTCAGCAGCAACAAATCTAAGGTTCTCTACAGTGAAATAATTAGGGTTCAATATGGTTAATATTGTCTCAGCAAACTTCCTATCGACTAGGATTTGTTTTAACAATCTATATTGAAACTCACTATCTAAATAACCAAAATCTTTTCCAACTTCTCCTTTCTTCATCTTCTTAAATAATTAAATGGGTAAAAATAAATATACAAAAAATTATTTAAGTGATAGGTTTTTTCGGATTGATTTTACAATTGTTGGGATTATTTCTTTAATGTTAATTTCATATCTAACCTTAGTGGGGAAATGGTTTCCACTAAATTGGCTCTCGATAATATCACGGTTCTTATACCGTAGTTTAAACCCGATAAAGTCCTCATTATCATAGATATTTCTACGGTCAATCCCTTCTGGTTTCTGTTCAAAATAAGGATTGTATGTTGACCAAAGGTGGTCATCGGTTTTTTGTTTAAGGAATTTAGGTATAATACCCATTTCACCAATTGGACCAATATTGATACCAGTCAATTTATCCATCATATAGTTAATTTGGTCAAGATATTCATACTGCGCTTCAGTACTGAATTCTTTGCTTGAAGTCAGAAATGCTAAGAAATCCTTATCGCAACTATGTACATCAAAATATCGTTTACATACGATATTACCGTTGATAGTCAATACGAATTCGAAATCTGATTCTTCAAAATAATTTTTACTATTAGGTTTATTCATTTTATTTTTTTTTTAAAGGTTAACAATCTCTATCTTTTAGTTTTTTAAATTGTAAGAAATAGTCTGACATATAGTACTCTCGTATCAAATCATCTAGACCATCTCTTTTTACCATCTGATATACTTCTTTGAAGTCCGTGTCAGGTGATATTGGTTCGGTTTTCGTTCTAATAAAGTTCTCTATCGCATGTTCAGTAAGTTTAGGGTTACGTAAATTAACTAATTCATCATTGATTTCATACAGTCTTTTACCTTGTATTCCATCGGTTACACTATCTAATATATTATCAAGTGCTTTAAGCGGTTTCTTACCTGACTCAGTCCTATCATTTTTAAGTTTATGAGCTTCGGTAAGAATCTCGTACAAAGATACTTCTTTTTTCGATATATCTGGAAAAAGATTCAATAAAGTTTTTTCTTTAACACCTCTAACACCTTTGATGTCGTCTGAATTATCACCTATGATGGTCTTAATCAGTGCCACGTTCTTATAATGGTGGTTAAATACGTTATTGTAAGTTTTGTTATCAATGTATAGTTTTTTATCACATAGATACATTCTAACGTCATCCGATATTAACTGACATAAATCCCTATCGCTACTACATATTGTAACATCTTCATTAATATCTTTGGTTATACAATAATAAGCTATAAAATCATCAGCTTCGACCACCTCATCCACCAATTGTCTTATGGATAGATGGTGTAAATATTCTTTAACCATGTATTGTTGGAGAAGTTCAGACATATCTTCTGGTTTAGTACCATTCTCATAATCCTTACCCCTAGATATCTTATAATCCTTGTAGATATCATATCTTAACTTACCACTAAATTTGCCATCCCAGAAAACGTAAACCCTATGGAATACGTTTTCTGAAATTAGCTTTTTCATTACAGTTATAAACTGATATAACCCACCTATATGAACACCTTCTTTATTATAAGCGTCATGACTGCCTAAATAACCCCTTTTGAATAGGGCATTACCATCAATCAATAATGTACTCCTACGTTCAATCCTAACCCCATTTTTGGGTGGTAATTTTGGCATAATTCATTTATTAGCGGTTATACATCAATTAATTTACGACATCTTCTTCCGAGAAGTCTGATACACTCTCTTTTTCAATAACGAAATCATCGTAGGTCGTATTCAATTTACTAAGAATGAACTGACGATGTGTCTTTTTATATTCTTCAATCTTATCAGGGTTCCAGTATCCGTGTGGTGTAGATGCGATAACACCTTGTTCTTCAATACCGTTAACTTGATTTTTCTCACATCTTACTTTAGTTTCAATACCAAACTGATACGTATCACCGCCTGATGTAGCCTTAAGTTTAGTAGTTGAGTGGGTTAAGATGCCTCCGAAATGGAAGATAAGTCTAGGTGAATAGAAGAAGGCTTCACCACCTTTGTGTTTAATAACTTTATTCTCGTTATCCAACCAAATTTTCTGAACCACAACAAATGTATTGGTATATTTCTTACCTTCTCTTCTAGATGCTGGAATTCTATGATTATTGAGACTTTTAAATGCAGCCTCCATTGAACCAGCATTCCATTGGTTATTACTAGACTTGGCTGTAGCAGCTTTAAAACCATTTAATGAACCGATGGAGTCCCAGCAGAATACAAGTGATCTAGGTAGGTCACCTCTTTCTTGGTCATCCAACAACTCAGTTATAAAGTGTGAAATGTCTTCAATCACAGGTTCAAACCTAAGAGCTTTATTAACATCTTTACCTGAATTATGGTCATAGTTTCGGTATTTATTAAGTAGGTCATCACCATTTACAAAGATAAAATCACCTTCGTAGTCGATAACTTCACCAGTTTCCTCATCAACAATTTCATCAAATTTAACACCAATATTTTTAGCGTGTTCCCAGCTCCAGTTACCTTCGGTTTCGATGATTACTGGTAAATCACCTATTTTCTGTGCGCCAGCTACAGCTTCATAAATAGCTGTGGACTTACCTGTGTTTGAATAACCTCTGAATGAGGTCAGATAACCTCTAGGAATGCCTGGTATTTTAAGCGCTTCATGGAACGCTGATGATAGCGGAATCCATGATAATTCTTTTTCTTTAACTACTACGTCAAGATTATTTTGTTTTTTAAATGCGGCCAAATCAAATGATTTTGATGTACCTGCGGTTTCTGGTTTAACTCGTTTTGCCATGTTTTTTTTTGTTAATTAAAAATATTATATAAAAGGAGTAACGGAAGTATTATCTACCCCCATTACTCCTTAGCACCATTTTATTTATTAGAATGGAAGATCGTCATCATCCTCGTCACCTTCAGAAGTTACCGCAGTCGGTTTTGTACCAACTACCAAATTCTTTTTGGTTGAACTCATGGTAAGTTCATTATCGAGGTCATCTGACGAACTGTTATCAGTTGTTGTTTCTTGATCTGACAGTTCAACTCTGTCTACCCAACGATTAAGTTTCTTGTCGTATGTCGGTTCACCACCTTTAACTACGATTTCAAGATATTCATAAGGTTTGATTGCGTATACGTCCTTCCAAGTACGGTTATCGGCCAACCACTTGGTCATGAGTTCAGTATTATCGCTAAGTACAGATTGCCCCATAGGTGTTACGTTCTGAACAATAGGGAAACCTTTTGAATTTCTAGCGATAGTAAGAACCAAATCCATACCCATTGTCGGGTCAGATAAGTCACGTTCCATCACTCTAAACGCTGATACGATTTTATCAAAGGTACCGCTTTTATCATAAGATTCTTGAATTCTCCAGAATTTAACACCTTCACTCTCTTTCTCACGGTCAATGACCCTGATTATATAGAATTTTCTAGCGTTGAATTTCTTAGCTGATTCTTTAGCTTGTTCAGTACCTTCTGCTCTGAGAATTTCTCTCGTTTCACAGAATGGACAAGGTGTTTTTTCCTCTTTGGCCAAGCAAGGGAATGTTTTCCAATCCTTACCTACTTTGTACTTGTGTCCCCACATCTCTTGGAAAGGTGTATCACCACCTGCAATAGGGGGTAGGACTCTAATTCGTCTACTTCCTTCTTTCACACCATCAGGAAGATAAGTGCTGAAATAGTTTTTAACGTCATAACTCTTTTCAGAGAAATTTGTATTCATACTTGATTCTGAATACTGTTGCATGATTTTATCTAAAATGCCCATGTTTAATTGTTTTTTAATTTATGTTATTATGTTAATTGATATATGTTGGCAGTTAACAGTTCTCAAAGGTACCTTAAAAATTAGAACTTATCAACTGGATGTTTAAAAAAATGTTCGATTAAATGTCTTCTTCCTCAAATTCGTTAAAACTATTCTTGATATCGGAGTCTGAATAATCATCCGCCTCATCTTTAGTTAAAACATATTCTTTAGGTTTGTCGTCACTAACTCTACTTTGGTCAGATAGCTTATCAGCATTATCAGACCAAAAATCGGATAGTTTTATGTTATATGGAAATGAGTCCAAAGACCGCATCTCAATCTTTTCAGTAGGTGTAGGGTTTCTTCTAACAATTTCGGTTTCTACATCCTTTATCTTCGTATCCAATACTTCAATGTTTTTAGATAATTTACTCATATTATCCATTTGACTAGATAATGTGTTGAATTTATCGATTAGTTCAGCCATCTTTTGGTTTGTTTCAGAAGAGGATGTTTTAAGTTCATTAGACGTATTAACTAAGTCGGTTACATCTACTTCTACCTCATCTCCAGCTGACATATCGTCACCTAATCCAGCATCATCAGCTGGTATGTTATCACCGAAGCCACCTTCATCTTCTGGCATTTCGCCCTCTGGCGCTTCTTCTGTTTCAACATCTGGTTCAGTGGGTTCAGTACCTAACTCAGTTTCTAGATTTTGCAATTCAGCATCTAAGTCACCTTCTGGCGCTTCTTCGTCACCCTCAGCCTCATCTATGTTTCCAATAAATGAATATTCAGATATTTGTTTGAATCTTTTTACCTCCTCGGCAAGTAGTGTCTTAAAGTCCTTTTTCATTATACCAATAGTTGTCTACCGTCCTGTGTAATTATTTTTTTACCGACTACTTCTACTAAGTCTTTATCATTCTTTATTACACAGACATTATCTTTACATTCAATGGTCTGACTGGTCTTATTATCCTCTTGGAATAAAAATTCATCCAAGGTCGTAACGATGTTCTTATTATTTTTATTCATGATATTTCTTTTTTATATAAATATGCAGAAGTGTGAAAAATGAATTAGGTATCGATATTGATTCGACAAAGATAAGGTAAATATTTGATATTACCATCAAGCATTTCAAGATGTTCTGAATATTCTAATATTATATCCTCACCTTTAAAAGAAAGGTTAGACTCTTTAATTACTGTGTTGAATATGTCATCGTCTGTGGTTACAAAATCTTGAAAATTCTTATTGAACCCTAATATGGTATCATTAACGCTAATATAATACATGTCACCATATGACATGGTTGTTATGGTGTCTTTAAATTTTAGACATTTGTCAATGATTTTATTATATTTTTCATCACTTAATAATAGTGGGTCAACAAAATAATAATTAAGACCTTTTATGAGGTTTTCATAACATATCTTTTTAAAGTCATATACATCTGATTCGTGATATTTCCTGTATTCGAATTTAGTGAATGTGTAATATCTTTGGTCGTCCAATTTCCTGTTAACGGAATCCATAGTCTGTCCCATAAATGATGATAGTTTATCTACACCTATGAATAGACAAGGTGTGTGTACCTGCTCGTTGTAATCAGCGTAGCTGATAACTTCGAACCAAGAACCGAAAGGCTTTTGTTCGTCAGATATGATATACCCTATTGTCATTGTGCAAAGATACGGATTTTTTTTAAACCTTATTTAATTAAACTGTAGTCAGCGCATTTGAAGGTACTGAAGCGCCTTTAGCTTTATTAAATGAACTAACAAACGGTTGTTTAGGGGTGTAATTTTGGTTAATTTTATACCCAACCGCATCAACATTACCAGCCCAACCTGAATACCAATCTTGATTGGTTACATATCTTGATCTATTACCTGTGGTTGGTGGGTAGTTATTTGTCATATTTGTCGGTACGCTCTTAGGGTTGTCAGAAATATTTTTAGGCGGATAATCTTTTATCTGTGAAAGACCATATTTCCCTTGCTGGTGGGCAATATATATTTCAAGAGGATTACCTATGCTGGGGTTAC